TGCGCCTGTGATCGGGTTGCGGCGTTCTACTTTGGTCATTTCTTCACGGCTGGCACGTTTCGCGGGGTCGCTGCCTGCCCAGCCAGCGTTAGCGAGCGCGCGCCCAACGGCACTTGTTTCACAGTTTTCGACATGGCTGGTTGCGTTCACGCCGCGTTCGGTTGCGTGTTCTTCTGCCCAACCTGTCGAGATCAGCACATCATTTTCATAGAGCGATGCTTTGAATAGGCACCAGCCTTCGGAGCGTTCAACAAGTTCTGTGATCACTCGGGGTTGTACCTCAAGGCTTTTGCAGGCTTGCAGCCACAAATGAAGCCGTTCGGCAACGGTTTGGTAACTAGATAAATCAAAGGGCATCGGCTGGCCTTTCTATTGTTTCCCACACGGTCAGGCGTTGGCCGTGTCCGTGTTCATTGGTTCGTTTCGATATCTGTGTGCGATCGGTGGGCCGTATCATGCCGGCGCGTGCGGCTTTGTTAAGCCTGGCACCAATGCCTTTGTTCACAGGGAAATCGTCGGGCAGCTGTTCCCACACCTGGTCAACAGTCCAGAACAGGCGAAAGTAGGCGACGCGTTTTATTGCTCGATCAACAAGTGCGATCTGTTCGTCTGTCCATTTGCGCGCCGCTTTCGCTGAGCCTTCCATGCCACGCTCAAACGGTGTCGGTAGGGGCTGATCAAAAAGTGACGGCTGATTCATCAGCGACCTCCGCAATAGTTGCCTGACGCTTTCCAAGGCCACCAACCGCAACTAGGACTAGTTTCCAACGCATCAAGATAGATGTCGTACGCGATCATCAAGTTGACGGCCGGCACATACAAATCGTTGCGGCTGTACCCGAATTGGGCGGTGCGTTGTGCGTGATAGCCCCAGTTGATTTGTGTAAGGCCGTGATCGCCTGAACCGGTGTTGTGTGCGTCAGATTGGCAGCGTGATTCGTTCCACATCACCTCACCGAGCGTTGGCAGCAGCTCTTCAGGCCAGCCCATACGCACGGCGGTTGACCACCACTCCACACATTTGCCGTTCCAGCCAACGGAGACCGCAGGCAGAGTGGTGGCCGGCACCGTCACTTCAGAAGTTGAGGTTTGAACACTACTCTCATCTGAAGGCGATGTTGCCGGCACCGAGGAAACAGTAAAACTCGATGCCGGCTGTACCTGTTCTATTGATGTCGCTGTGCTTGCGGGTAGTTCAGGTACGAACGTTGGGCCGTACAGCCCGTAAAGCGATGCCGCCGTAGCGACGGCTAAAGCACTAATAGTGCGCATAGTTGGTCTCCTTTTGTTGTTGGCTGGAGACCTCATTATGCGCCTACCGTGTCACATTGTCAAGCAATGCCCATGTGGCCGGCGGTTTGTGGGCCAACAATGCCATCGACCGTGAGGCCGTTGTCTTTCTGATATTGGCGTACACGTTTCTCTGTGTTTGCCCCGAAATCGCCATCAACCACAATCGGTTTCTTGCCGCTCGAGTTTTTGTAGCCGGCAGCTGCAAGTGCTGTTTGTACGGCTTTCACGTTGTCGCCCTGATCACCAAACCAGCAGGTTTGCCACAGATCAGGTTTCGGTGCCGGCTTGTTTTTTAAGCGTTCAGCAATTGGTGTATCCCAATGCCAGGTTTCGCTGTTGACCTCGATGTGCAGGTGATCGTTCACGAACCCCGGTGGGCGACCAATCCAACCTTTGCCGATCTGCCAATAGCGTTTGGCAATGTAATCGTGCACGCGTTGAACGCCAAGCGTTTCAGCGTTGTCAACAAGAAACGGGATTACTTCGTTGACGATCACAGCTCGATCAGGGCCTTCACGGTATGACATATCTTGTGCTGCGCCAAAAGCATGGCTTGACCAAGTGGTGCCACCTCTGATCGGTCTCACACCGTAACAGCCGAGATTGGTGAGGCCCCAACGCTCGTTGACGTATTCCATGATCAGCCGCAAATTAGGTGAGCAGGTGTTAAACGGTGCGCCAGGTGTGCGCTTTGATTGCCATGATTCAAACTTCATTGGTTACTCCTTTTTTGCACCAATAATTGGTGATACAGGTTTGCCTTGTTTCGCAGCGATTCCGTTACCGACCGCATAACCAAGAATGGTGCCGATCATGCCTGTGCCTGCTTCGGTTGGTATTCTACCAACCGCCAACAGCACGGTGAGACAGATGAGGCCGACAAGAGCGATTAGCGCTTTAGAGGGATTTTCGAGGTTCATGGTTTTTTGCTTTCTATTCTTGTAGGCCCCACATGCCGATGAGCAGCAGCACTAGGCCAACTGCAATGATGATTGAACTGCGTATCATGCCGGCGGGTCAGGAAAGTTTGCGGTGTCTGCTGGTTCCCATGTTGCCGGGAAGTCACGCAATGCCTGCCGGTAGGTTGACCATGCTGTTTTGTCGGTTGGTGCGTCGGTTGCCATAGCCCAATCAGAATCAGCCAGCAATCCGTTTCGCATTTGTCGCATTTGGTTTTCTAGGCTTTCATCGCCTGTTTCTAAAAATTTGACAATCATGCTGACAATCCTAAATCTTGAACCCACATTTGCAGGTCGTATGTGCCGCCGAACAATGTGCCGGTGCCGGTGCTAGTTGCAACATCAACCGTGTATTCATTTGTTCCGCTACTGCCCGGGTTTGTAATGTAAATCATTGTTATTGATTCTCTTGCGGTCGTGTTAGACAAAAACTTTCGAAATTGTGTCAACGTCGAACCGCCAGTCAAATTCAATTCAAAATCAATGACGGTGTTTGACTGGTCGGCAGCCATATTTCGACAAGTAAACCCAATCAGATAGGCGCGACCTGTCACGACGGGCACGCTAATTGCAGTCACTTCGGTTGCCGAGGTAGTCAAACTAACGTTTGTTGTGTTCTCATCTTCGCCAATAATCCCGCCGGGTAGCGCGTTCATGTCGGCTGCGTTCAACACATCGCCGCTAGAGAATCCGCCTGGTGCTGTCATAGTTCTATCCTAATCTGTTCGTGTCCAACACGCCGAGAGTGTCCGAATCCAACACAAACGACTGATAATCCTCTGCCGGCAACAAGTTGAGGGTGATTGTTGTGCGGCCTGGTACTGCTTGAATGGTGCGGCCCGTTATCACACAGTTTGCTGTGACCTGTGAACCGCCGGTTGGTGTGTAGGTCACATTGCATGGTTGGAACAAGCCGGTTGATGCGCCTAACAAGTTTTTGAGGGTTGTGGCTGCAGCCGCACCGTTTGTTGTTTCCAATAACTCGATGCTGGTTGTTAGTTGTTGTGGGCTGTAACGCGTTGTGCCTTGTCGTTTTGTCCAAAATTCTGCCGCCTCAAGTGCGCCAGCGTCTGTTGCTGTGTCGGTTTCCTCAATGTTGCCGGTGCCTGTGTATGTGCGTGTTCTTGAACCGTACGAATAGCCGGTGTCGGTGTTTGTTGATGATTGTGAGGTGACACCGCTAATGCCTGATTCGATTGTTGCTTTGTTTGTTAGTTCGTCATGGTTGAAACCTGCAATCACGCGGTCAAATGCCAACGTTGTGCCGGTTGCGTTTTCGCTGAATGAGAACGTTTGCCGGTATGTGCTGCTTCGGGTCAAATGCCGGCACACCGCGAAACCTTTGTATTCAATGTCTCCTGAGTTGCCGACAACGTGTGTTGGTACGAACACCGAGGGATAGCCGCCGAACATTACTTGGTTTAACAAATCGAGCGTTGTCACGTTTGTTGCGTCGGCAACCTGTAGAACTGCCGGGTATGAGGTTGTGCTGGTTTCTGAGTAGTCAACGAAATCAGGCACGATGTCCCATGTTGGTTGACCATATTTTGGTAGTTGTCCGTTGTTGCCAAGCAGAGCAGCGCCAAAAGGGCCGAGTGCTGTGTTTACGCCGTCAACATAGTTGAATTGCAAGGTGCTGCCAGACACGCTAAACGGGTCGCTCGATGACAAGGTAACCCAATCACGGCATGTCATGTTGACAGTTGAGTTGGTGCCGTTGTCTTGAATGTCAATGTTTGACACAAAGCCATGAGCAACTATTGCGGTTGAATCGTTTGAAGGCGTTATTTGTATCGCTTTTGACAACCAATCGGTGTTTGCGAACGTGCCGCTGCCGCCGCCCTCAGCTGGTGTGAAATCTCCTGAATCGTTGTCAAGTGTCAACACGATTTGTGTTTGCGTAAACCGGCCGATGTTGATATTGCAGCTGATTTGGAAACCTTGCGCGTAACTTGTCAAATTGGTTGTTGTCGTTGCATCAACCAGATCAATGCGCCAGCCGGCGAAAATGTCCATTGCTACAACCTTGAGGTGTCCGTGATTGGCACCGCGATTGAGCCGTTTTGTCGTGCAAAATCTTGCAAACCTCTGATGATATCATCGGCGTTTGTGCCGGCCGGCATGTAAATGCCGCCAACGTTGACAACGCTTGTTGCGTTTGATGATATGCCTTCGCTGTCTGCGAACGTTGGTGCTTCGATGCCAAGGCCCGGCAGGTCTTGGAATGTTTGTGGTACGTCAAGCACGCCACCAAGATTGATAAGGTTCCCCATCAGCGTGTAGGCGCGTTCAAGGTCGCCTGTGTCAATCTCGAGTTTAAGAACCTCAAAGAACGCATCAGATAGATCTTCGCGTGCTTCGCGTAAATCTCTTAATGCTTCGTATGCTTCGTTTTGTGCTTCTTCCCATTCTTTGGTGCCTTCTTTGACACCAAGCAATTTTTGTTCAATTTCTTTGAGATCTTCAATGAATTCGTCGGTTGCTGCTTGCCTGTCCAACGATTCAAAGAAACGGTCAAGCCGTGTTGTGGCGGTTTGCAAACCTTCGTTCAAAATGTCTGTTTCGACGTTGACACGACCAAGCGTGCTTTCCCATTCATCGCCGGCACGCCGCACACCATTGACTGAATACTTGAGTGCGTTGGCTGCTTTGGTTGCCTTTTCACTTTCATAGTCAAGCGCCCGCAACGACTTGTTTGCAAGGTAGTCAACTCTGTCTGATGCTGTTTTAACGTCATCAGAGAATTTTGGCAATGTAGGAATGTCAATGCCCGGAATCAGATTTATTGCTCGAATCAATAAATTGATGCCATCAATTGCGCCGTTGATCATCGTTTTGATAACGCCCCACGCTTTTTCAAATACCCATTTGAGGAAATCAACGGCTTTGCCAAGAATGTTAAACTTGATTTGCAACATAACAATTGCAGCGATGATTGCCACGATGATGCCGATACCTGTAGCAACCCACAGCGCCGTAAACGAGCCGGCAAGTACGGTGTTCAGCGTGGTGGTGATGGCTTGCACCGTGTTGTAGATTGCCATTGCGGTGTTGAGCGCGACGATTGCGCCGGCCAACGTGCCAACGACTGCCCCGATAATCAGGATTGCCTCGGTGTTGTCACCAATAAAGTTTGCCATTGATTCAAGGATTGGTAACAATTGTTCGAGCACAGGCAACAGGGCCATGCCGATTGCTTCTTTGGCGTTGTCCAACTCGATTTTCATGAGTTTGAACCGGCCTTC